GGAGTTGTAGAAGCCCGGCAAGTACCCGCGCGCGGTGTAGCTGCCCAACTTAATGTTACAATGTTCCTCCACCCAGCTAATCGCCGCCGAACGTAGCGCCGCAATCAAGGTGTCTTCTGCGGTGTTGGTCACGCGCATGTGTGCTTTCAAGTCGGCAACCGTGATGATTGTGTCTTGATCGACTGCGCTTCCGGTAATCTCTACTTGCATGCCCTAAAAATAAGAAAGCCCGACGTGGTGCCGGGCTTTCTCTGAATATGTAGACGACAACCAATCAGGCGTTGTCGTGGAAAGTGTACGCGGCGGCTCCGTGCAACACAGCAGAGTCGGCGTAACGATGGATTGACACCCGGATGGAATGTTCCAAATCCAAGGCATATGGGTTGATTACGATGTCGAGGCCACCAAAAAGTCCTAGTACGGCTGCCTGATTCGGGTCGAACATAACAAGCGAACCCTCAGCAGCGACACCGTTAGCAGGCAGCAAGTCCGTCACGGCGTATGGGTATCCCAACGCGTTGAAGTTGCCCGCGCTGGTGCGGTCGATGGCTGGGTTCACGTCTGCAACAATAGCGTCGTCGGAAAGCAAGGAGTGCGCGACGCTGTCAGCAATCACCTTAACGTTGCGCAAGTCAACACCCGCAGCAATCAAAGCGGCCTCGCCAACAATCATTTGCGCGGCGCTAACTGGGTTGGTGTTGTCTCCGTCACCAGCTCCGAAGATGGTGTCAAACACAGTCTTGTCGATTTGACGATTCAACTGCGTGATCATGTCGTTGGTAATGAGCTGTTCAACAGCCGGTCCACCTTGAAGCATGAGCTGCTCGGTAATGGTAACAAATGCACCATAACGCGTTGGAGTCAAAGACCGCTTGCCAACTGCGTTTTCAGCGTTTGACACGGCTGCACCCTCAGCAGCAGAACCAATAGTTGCGGCAGCCGTAACAATTGGCACGTTGACGTTGGATGTTAGTCCGTTCAGGACACGTCCACCCATTGACTGAAACAAGGTCGGAGCAGCCAAAGCAGCTACGCCAGTGGTTACGTTAGTACCAACAAAGCCAGGAGCGTTGGCCAAAGCCGCACCAGCGCCAAATTCACCAGCATCACCCAACGTACGCATTGCGCTTGCGGGAATGGACAATTGGCCCTTAATGGTCATGTTTGAGTTGCGCGCCTCGCGCACGGCCTCCTCGGTGTACTCAGCAGCAACACCAGTAACGCGCTTGCCTTGAGCCAAGTCGCGCATTGCGCCACCCAAGTCGAACCGCTTGTTCATGCGGGCCATTTCGCGCTGCTGTGAGCGTGAACCCTCGCCAGCCAAAACCGCGCTTTCGGCAATCTTTGCGTCTTCGCGCTTGACCTTCAGTTGAACGTCCACCTTGCGGATTTCGGAAGCGAGTCTTTCCATTTCGGCGACGTCAGTATCTGACAAGTCGCGCTCTTCGAGTTCAGCGGATTTTTTGACGTCTTCGCGCTGGTCGACGTATTGGGACCGCAGAGCCTGCAAGTCCTTGATTGGGAGATCAGTCATTTTCTTCTTTCTGTTCAGAGCGAGCCGTTACGGAGGCCTCGCTGTACGCTGGGTAAGATACTGCGCTCGTGTCGATTAAGCTCCTTACTTTTTCAATTACGCGCACTCCATCGTCGTCGATGCTTTCTTTCTCGATTGTGAACGCAAAACTACTTTGGGACATATCGCCGCGCTGAATGCTTGTATACACGTCGCGACCCATTTGAGTGTCGCTTAAGGTTGCACGATAAAACAAACCAACTTCATCTTGTTTCAAAACCATTGTCCCGTTCGACGTGCGGGCTAATGGCATTCCTTCGTGATTGACCAAAAAGCGCACGTCGTCGTTCAGCACGTCCGAAAACGCACCTTGCGCAATGCGCTCTTTGAATGGGCCAATGTCCGCAACCGTATCAAACACAGCGGCGTAACCTTCCACCACAAGACTATCTTCAGCCGCTCTCATCTCAGCATTCCGAAACTGTACGCCATTGTCTTTGGCCTTTTTGCGCTTTCGCTCAATTGTGCCGTCAAGATACTTGCGCACCTCTGACACGCGCTCATGATCCGTGCCGGGAGTGTTGGTGTAGATGGCCACAATTTGCATGTAGGTGGCCTTGTCGCTGCGCTTGCTGATGTTGTGCAAGGTGCGCTTCACGTAGTTAGGTAGGTGATTGTCCGTTGTCATCGCTTGAAATTTTGTCTGAGTATGCGCCAAGGCGGTCCAGCGCGATTTGATTCACTTGCACGGTGTGCGTGTCGCCGCCCGCAGTCGGGTTCAATTCTTCATTCGCCCTGCACTCGTTGATGTTCATCACGCCATTTTGCACCATCTGCGTGTAGAACTGTGAGCGCGCTTGCATGTCGCCCCGGAACAAGTCGTTGAGCTTGTACTTGAAGTAGTGTGATCGTGCCTCTTGCAACGTGAGCAGCTTGGACGCAAGTTCTTGCTCGATGCGCTTTGCCCACGGCAACACTGTGTGTCTGGCGAATTGCAAGTTCTGTTGCTCGACGTTGTTGTATGTCGTTTGGCTTTCCAACTGAACCAGCGCAGGCGGAACAGAAAAGATGCGACAAATTTCCTCAGCTTGAAACTTGCGAGTCTCAATGAACTGCGCCTCTTCCGGCGCGATGCTGATGCGGTTGTATTTGAATCCAAAGGGTAAAAGTTTAGTTCCGGCTGATGTCATAGACCCATTCCATGACTTCTGCAACATTTGCATCTGCTCAGACTTCAACGGCTGGTCCGACGACAGCACGCCCGTCATCTGCCCACCATTGCCGAAATACTCTGATCCGTAGTCTTGCGCGGCTTGCGTTAGCCCCAGGTTCTCGCGGTGCAAGTCAATCGGGCTTTTCCGATAGATGTTGCAGACCTCAAGCATGTCTTCTTGACGCACGATTGTGTTGTCTTGCAGCTTAAACACCACAGAGTTGTTGATGACTTTGCGCTCGACGAGGTCGGTATCCACGCACTCCATAGCAATCGGGACGCCACCCGCACCGCGTCGAATAACAGCGTATCCGACGCCTTTTAGGACCGCGTTGGAGATAACCGTCTCCCAAAACATGAACGGCGTTTCGTATGGATTGGGTCTAAACGTGCAAACGTCAATGGCTGGATGGTCCAATACAACGTCGCGGCGCTGGCCGTTGGTCACGTACAAGTTCAATCCCAAACTGCTGATGGTGCTGGCAATCTTGTACACGCAAGCGTACACAGTCGACAAGCGCATGCCCGTGTCGTGCGTAACGTTTGCGCCAGCTTTGGTGACTCCGTAAAGGCCAACAGCGGCCAAAATATCTTCGGGACGATCTAGCCCAACGCGGGCGCGTGCCTGTTGAACAAACTTCTGTAAACGGTTGGCCATGTTGCAAGGTAAAAAATAGGGCGATGCACCGTTGCGCACCGCCCTATAACCAAAAAACTTAAACCTGTCACAAACTCAGCACCTCAAGAAGAGGCTCTTGCTCTTGTGCATTGTTAAAGTAACAACCGATTGCCATAATGGACGCCACCACACCGTCCACTTTTTGGCTCTCGCTGTTTTTCTTTTTGGTGACTTTTATGTTGTCTGCCTCGTCGCGCGCAAGGTGAACGCAGCCCATTTGCCACCTTAAAACCTCGTGCGCGCCATGAATAATCTCACCGCGACACATCAAAACCTCGAATTGTTTGGTTGGGTAAGACATTGACGCGTAACCCTGGCCGAACGGTTGGCACTCGATGCCGTCCAAAAACGGAACCACCAAATGCGCAATATATCTGTCGTAAGCCAGCGCACGAAGGTCGTATGTCTCCGCCAATCGCATGATATGGTGTCTAACCGCAATCATATCCGTCACGTTTCCCTCGGTAATACTGACCAACCCTTCGCGCTCAAAGTGTCTGTAATCGATGCCGCCGCTCAAGCTCTTGCTCTGCGCCTTATCCTCGTTTACGAAGTGGTGACACTTTAAATAGAAGCAATCCTTCGCGTCATCGCGGAAAATAAGCGCCACAGCCGTCAAGTCTTTGGTACTGGACAGGTCCATGCCCGCATAACACGGCAAGGTGCGCAAATGGGCCTCTGAGACGTCCTCAGCGCCGCGCATAAACTCGTCGTCGCTCAACCATCTTTCTTCGCTTGCGGTCCAAATATTGAGGTGAAGGCGCAAAAAGGTGTTGATTTGACGCGGATTCTGCTGGCAGCGCTTCACTTCTTGCTCGAAATAGTCCGCCTTGCAAATTGTGCCAAAGCCGGGATTCGCCTTCGCCCACGTTGCCGGCTTCGTCCAATCGTCGTCTTTATCCGCTGAGTAGATAACAGGCAAAAACGTATCATCTTCCACACTTCCTTCCTTGACTTTCTTCGCATACTCGTGAAGCTCGTAACAAATCGAGGACGTATCGTGGCCCGCTGTCGTGATTGCGATGACTAGCGGCTGAGTGCGTGCGCCCGTCGAAGTTTTCAGAACGTCATACAAATCACGATCAGGAAATACATGAAGCTCATCGAGAATAACGGCATGGGCGTTAAATCCATGCTTGGTGTTCGCTTCGGCTGATATGGCTTTGTAGAAGCTGTTCTTGTACTCGATGGTGTTGCGCAAGACCTTGCCGTGTCCAGATAGCTTCTGGTTGGTCGCACACATAGCCGATGCGATTTCAAAGACGATTCGCGCTTGGTTACGGTCACCCGCTGCC